GGAATCACAGCTTTTCGTTGTTGCCTGAGATTTACGTCGAGCGCGGCACCAAGGAAGACTGGAATCTGCTGCACGAGCTGCACTATAAGGCGGAAAACCTTGGCATCGGCCCGAAAATATTCCGCTGTGTGCTGCGCGGGCAGGTAATTGGCGTGGGCGTCATGACGGTGCCAAAGATGTTGCTGTCGGGTCGCAATGAGGTATTTGCCAACCTGCGCCCCAACGCCGGCGGACGGGATACGCGCATGATGAATCGCCATAGGGCGCAATGGATCAACGCACATTCCTGCACCAACAGTCGCCTTGTCCTGGACACGGTGTTTCGTGGCGCCGGCATCGCGTACCGGATGCAGAACTTGATGATGCGCATGACTGGCTGCCGGTATGTCGAGTTCCAGTCTTCGATGTCGAAGTTCAATCCGTTCGCGAGCAAGGCCGGTCTGCGCTTCACCAGGCCAAGACGGTCGGCAAGCTACGTCAGCGGGCTGGAGTGGTTTAGGCGCTGGTTCGTCTGCACTCCCTCCGATTTCGTAGGCGTGATGGAGGAGCTGGAGGCTTTGCCGCCGGCAGCGCGCGACAAGTGCATCGCTGAAATGCGGAAGTTCTATTACAAGTCCAGCTCGATGGAGAAGTCAGGCGATAACCGCGCCAATGGCACTTCCAGAGTTGACGCAATGGACGTTCCGTATCTGCTCAAGTCGGTGCAGCAGCTTGTTTTCGCCAGTCCGCTGTATGGCGTCTATGAGAACCCAGACTTCGGCCGCAAAGCCCTGCCAGCTCGACTGCCGCTCATTGCGTTCGATAACCAGTCGACCGACGCCTGGCTGGCTCTGAACGCGGCTGAAGAGCAACTGAGCGCAATTAAAGCACATACACCATTGATTGATTTGAATTGGGACGAAGATGAAGCTGACGACAAAGCAGTATGAACTGTTACGGGTGATCTCTGCCGGCAATGGCCCAGATGATCCGGCTGACCTGGATGAAGTTCTGGAGCGGGTGCGCTATGAGGCTTCCAAGCCTGGCTTGCAGTTCCAGATCCGCGCACTGATCGCTCACGGGTTGATTGCCAGACGGGGGATCGTCAAGCGCAGGGGCCGGCAGCGACAGGTTCTCGAAGCGACCAAGTTGGGGCATGACTACATGGTGACGAACCGCGTGGTTGCCGCCGACTATTCCGGTATTGAAGGCGAGGGGCTTGATGAGGAGCCGGCGCTGGTCGATCTATCTATCTGAACCGAAGCGGCGCTTGTTGGGGCCGCGATGGTTTATTGTTAAATCATCACTTATCTTGTTTTTATGTCACTTATCTTTTTCGGTCTCAACATAAATACTAAGTACATTTATTAAGTAGTAAGTAATAAGTAGTTTACGAAAACGAAGGCGAACCCCAAGTGAAGATAAGTGACAGCTTAACAACTCGCGGAAAAGATAAGTCACGGGTGACTTGATTAAATCCACAAACTAGGATACAGTGGCTACCTAGACGGCATGTTTCACACGCTGTTCTAACGGGTGCCCTCTCCGCACCCTTTTTTTTGGCCGAAAGGTTTGTATGGCAACAAGTAAGGTAGCGCCGGCTCCATCAAAGCTGACGCCGAAGCAGTGGGCCGAAATTGAAGCGCTTTGGGAAGCCGGAACGCTCACGCTCGAAGATTTGAGCAAAAAGTACGGCAAGGCGGTGTCGACCTTCACGCGGCACTTCAAAGCGAAGGGAACAAAGCGCGGCTCGGCACTCGACGAGGCGAAGCAACGCGCGGCGGAAGCTCTCAAACGCAACGCCGCCGGCGACGCTGCGATATTGGCCGCCCGCATCTTCGAGACCAAGGACGAAAGTTACAAAATGCAGACCGCTATACAGCGTCTCTTTTGGAACGAAGTGCTGATCGCCAAGAACAACGGCGTCGATATCGCCACACGTATGCCCAATATCAAGGCGATCAAAGAGATTTCCGCCGGGTTGAGCATTGTTCGAAGCGAGAAGTTCGCCATCCTCGGACTCGACCGTCCAGATGCGACTGATCCGTCTGAGTTGCCAGAGCTGTTCGTGACCGAGTTGACCGCTCAAGAAATAAAAGAGTTACGCGACAGAGACATTACTGAGCTAGATGACATTGTGCCCGCCCAGATCGCCCTTGATGACGCTCCAGACGACGAGATAGTCGACGAGAGCGATTCGTAATATGGCGGTGCGCAACTCGCTCACACTGCACACCAAGCAAATGGAGGTGTACAAGTCCAAGGCGCGCTTTCGCGTCGTTGTAGCGGGTCGTCGGTGGGGCAAGACGGCGTTGTCGCGAGTTCTCATCATTACGCGGGCCAAGGTCAAGAAGCGCAAAATCTGGTACGTGGCGCCTACATACCGGATGGCGAAGCAGATCATGTGGGTCGACCTGCTGGACGCAATACCGAAAAAGTGGATTCGCAAGATCAACGAGACCACGCTGACGATCGTTCTGGTCAACGGCACCCGCATCGAGCTGAAGGGCGCCGATAAGCCGGACTCACTGCGCGGGGTCGGCGTGGATTTCCTGGTGTTGGATGAATTTCAGGACATTAGCGAGATCACCTGGACGCAGGTATTGCGCCCAACTCTGGCCGACCGCCGTGGCGAAGCCATCTTCATCGGCACGCCAAAGGCATACAACTACCTTTACGACCTGTACAAGCGCGGGCAGGACTCGATCGCTGTCGCCAAGAATCTCTGGCAGTCATGGCAGTTCCCAACCATCACGTCGCCCTTCATCCCGCTGTCGGAAATAGAGGCGGCACGCGCCGACATGGACGAAAAATCGTTCAAGCAGGAGTTCGAAGCCAGCTTCGAAACGATGTCCGGTCGCGTCTACTACCCGTTCGAGCGCGACATTCATGTTGGCAAATACGCCTTCAATCCAAAACTGCCGATCTGGGTGGGGATGGACTTCAACATTGACCCAATGTCCACTGTCATATTCCAGCCGCAGCCAAATGGTGAGCTGTGGGCGGTGGATGAGATCGTGCTGTTTGGCTCGAATACCGAAGAAATATGTAATGAGCTGGAGCGCCGGTATTGGCGCAACCAGTTGCAAGTCGTGGTCTACCCCGATCCGGCCGGCGGTTCCAGGCAGCACGCGCGCGGCGAGACTGACGTGGACATTCTGCGCGAGAAGGGCTTCAAGCGGGTCAAGTATCGCAAGAAACACCCCGCCGTTGCTGACCGTGTGAACGCGGTCAACCGAATGCTGCGGGCAGCAAATGGCGACATCAGGATGCGCGTAGACGAGAAGTGCAAGCACTTCATCAATGCGCTTGAGCAGACGATTTACCAAAAGGGGTCTCGCGACGTGGACAAAAAAGCGGGCGTTGAACACTCGGCCGATGCGGGTGGCTATTGCGTCGAGCTGGAATACCCGGTGCGCAAGGTTCAAATTGGCGGCATTTCTCGTTAGACTGTTGACATAAGTCACTGGTGACTGTATAAAGGCAAACTATGGCAATTAATTCCACATACGGCAATCAGGCTCCTGACACGAGCATCATCCCGCCTCCTGGCTCCTCGATCGTGATCGATCCGGCGGACATTGACGGCTTTGCGCCGTTGTCGGATATGTCTGGCGACCAGAAGGCGCTGAAGAACCTGATTACGCGCAGGCACCCAGAATACGACGCTTATGAAAAGCATTGGCATTTTCTGGAAGCAACGTACGAGGGTGGCCGCGAGTGGTTCAGGAAACACGTCTTCCGGTACATCAAGGAAGGCGAAATGGAGTACAAGGATCGCCTGGAGCGGTGCTATCGCTTCAACCACACCCGCGAAGTAGTGGACTTGCTGAACAAGTACCTGTTCAAGCAAAACATCATTCGCAACGAGGCGGACGCCCCCGATAGCGTCAAGCAATTCTGGTTGAAATCGACCAAGAATGGTCTTGCCATTCGCGACTTTTCGCGACAGGTCTCCAAGAAGGCATCGATTTACGGCCGCGTCGGCGTAGTTGTCGACAATACCGGCGTCAATGGCGCCATCTCAAAGGCGGACGAAAAGGCGCTCGGCGTTCGCACTTACGCATACGTGGTCGGCCCCGAACAACTGCTAGACTATTCCTATGATGCGAACGGCGACCTAAACTGGATCACGATTCAGGAAATCTCACGCGACGACCAAAATCCATTCACCTCGAACGGCAAGCAGACACCGCGCTATCGTTTGTGGACAAAGACACAGTGGGCACTGTACGAAGAGCAGACCCAGGCGAACAAAAAGAAAGTCATTGTCGAGATCGAATCCGGCACCCATGACCTCGGCGTGGTTCCGGTCATTTTGACGGACAACATCATTACCGACGAGGATTATGTCGCGCCAGCACTGATCGATGACATCGCATACCTAGATCGCGCGGTCGCCAATTATCTGTCGAACTTGGATGCCATCATTCAGGATCAGACTTTCTCGCAGCTCGCGATGCCGGCCCAGAACGTATTGCCAGGCGAAGACAATTATACCAAGTTGATGGAAATGGGAACGAAGCGCATGTTCCTGTACGACGGCGAAAGCTCCACCCAGCCGTTCTACCTGTCGCCAGATCCAAAGCAGGCGCAGATGATTCTGGCCGCCATCAACAAGATCATCAACGAGATTTACCACACCGTCGGCTTGGCCGGCGAGCGAACGAAGCAAGACAACGCCCTCGGCATCGACAATAGCTCCGGTGTCGCCAAGGCATACGATTTCGAACGAGTCAATGCGCTTCTGCAAGCGAAAGCGGACAGCCTTGAGGACTTTGAAAACAAGCTGGTGAAGTTGGTAGCGTTGTGGAATGGTGAAGAAGCGGCGGTCAAGGAAGACTACGTTTCCTACCCGGACAACTTCGACACCCGTGGGCTGTATGACGAGTTCGACATCGCGGCGCGCTTGATGCTGCTGACGGCGCCAGACTCAGTACGGCAACAACAGATGGAAACCTTAATCGACAAGCTCTTTCCGCAACTGGCAAAGGATCTGAAGGCCAAGATGCTGGCGGACTTGAAGAGTTGGCCGATTGATCCGGTAGAGCAGGCGGCGGCGATGGCTGCCGCCCAGGCGCCGGATCAGCAGGCTTTAGAGAAAGAAACCGACCGGGAGCAAGCGAAGGCTACCACGTCGGGGAATTGATTTTACCAACCGTCGGCCAAGAGAATGGCCGGCATTTTTAACTTTGACCTAGAGACTGGTCAGAAAGACTTTACAAATGAAATTTAGCAAACTTTTGCAGTTCTTGTTGTTCGGCATCGCCTCCATGAAAATGGGTATCGACGGCGATGGTGGTGGCGACGGTGGCGCAGCCGCCGCAGCAGCAGCCGACGCAGCCGCAGCAAAGGCGGCAGAAGACGCCGCAGCGGCAGCCGCATCAGCAAAAACGGGCGACCCCGCCAAGCCAAGCGACCAGGAGGCGAAGCTCATAAAGGAAGTGATGCAGAAGAAAGAGGCGCTGCAACGTCAGCAAGCCGAATTTGACGCATTCAAAAAGCAGTACGAGGGCATTGATCCGGTCGCGGTAAAGGCCATGCTCGACGCGCAGAAGGAAGCGGAAACAAAGGCGCTCGAAGCAAAAGGCGAATGGGATCGTCTGAAACTGCGCATGGCGGACGAACACGGCAAACAAACCAAAACCTTGCAAGAGCAAATCGACGCGCTGAAAGGCGAACTTGGCGCCAAGGATGGAGCGATCAACGAACTGTCGGTCGGTTCATCGTTCGCGCAAAGCCCCTTCATCGCCGGCGAACTGACGCTGACACCATCGAAGGCTCGCGTTGTTTATTCCAGCCACTTCGAACTGGTCGACGGCAAAGTCGTAGGGTACGACAAGCCGAAGGGTGCCGCGAACCGTACCGCGTTGGTTGACAGCTTGGGCAATCCAGTCGCATTCGACGAAGCCTTGCGCAAGATCGTCGACACCGACCCGGATAAGGACTCGCTGCTGAAGAGCAAGGTCAAACCTGGCGCCGACTCACACAGTAAGAATGGTGTGGTCGTGAAGTCTCAACAGCAAGGCGAGCAATCGTCGCTGTCGAAAATCCAGCAAGGTCTGAAAAGCCTGAACGTGGTCAACAACAAGACGCCTTTATAGCCGACATAGGATAAGTCACGGGTGACTTTACTTTAACGGGCTTTTGTGTTATTGTTCCGTCATCCGTGACTTAGAGCGACTTAGGCATCGGCGAGTAACTTTACTGAATTTTTATTTTTATAAGGACATTCAAAAATGCCTCTGTTAGCTTCCGAAGCCGCGCTACTGAGTAATAACCAGCTCGTCGCGGGCGTAATCGATCAGATCATCGAACGCGATGATATGTTCTCCATTTTGCCGTTCGTCAAGGTTAATTCCAAGGCGTACGTGTATAACCGCGAAAACACACTCGGTACTGCCGATTGGTTGTCGCCGTATGCTGACGTGAACGAATCCAGCTCGAACTTCACCGAAGTTATCGCTTCGCTGAAAATCCTGGCTGGCGACGTTGACGTGGACAAGTTCCTACAAACGACCGAAAGCGACACCAATGACCAGATGGCGATTCAGATCGCCAAAAAGGCAAAGGGCGTTGGCCTGATGTTCCATCAAGCCCTGGCTACCGGTTCGAGCGCGACCAACCCTAACCAATTCGACGGTTTGTCTTCGCTGGCGGCGCAAGCTGGCGGCACACAGATCGTTTCGGCTGGCGCCAACGGTAATGCGTTGACGTTGACCATGCTGGACGAATTGTGTGACGCGGTGCCGAACGGCGCTGACGTGATTGTGATGCGACGGGGTACGATCCGTGCATATCGTGCGTTGCTCCGCGCAACCTACGGTACTGACGCAGTGCTGCAAATGATGGAAAACTTCGGTCGCCCGATGTTGACCCATAACGGCATTCCAGTGATCATGAACGAATTCTTGTCTGGCACTGAAACCGCCGGTACAAGCGCTGGAAATACCTGCTCGGTCTACGCTTTGCGTTTGAACGAACTGGACGGCTTGCATGGTCTGTATGGTGGCGACAACGCCGGTATCGTGGTTGAGAACGTCGGCACTGTTCAAACCAAAGATGCAACTCGCATCCGTTTGAAATGGTACTGCGGCTTGGCGCTGAAATCGACTCGTTCGATCGGCCAACTGTCGGGCGTAACAAACATCTAAGTTTGCGCTTGCAGATAAGTCACGACTGACTTAGAATAAGGCGGGTTCGCAAGACCCGCCTTTTTTTTACATTTAAAGGAACCGCAGTGAATCTTCAACTGACCCAAGCAGGCTACACCAATTTCACG